CCCCCGCACCATTTGTCGCGCTTGCGGCTTTTCCACGCAATTGCAAAGTCCCCGCAACCGTTGCACCAGTAGGCGCAAGGGTTTCAATCGTTGTCGTCGCCCCAGCAGGGCCAACGGTGAAGGTGTTGGTTCCTGTGGCGTAGGTGAAATTGGCACTTGCCCCAAATGCGTTGCTATTATTGAACTGAATCTGCGTATTCGCACCAGCAGGTTTTACAGATAGGTCAACAACATCACCAACAGTTGTAATTACAACACTACCATCAGTAGAAGTGATTGAAGTTACACCACCACCACCACTAACAGAAGCACCCTGCTTTAGGGTTTGAATTACAGTGTCACCTGTCTCTTTAACTACTTCACCACAGTCAATTTCCCTACCATCTGATAGGTAGATTACAAGAGAGCCATCAAAGGTTATCTCAGCGTTTACAACTGAAACACCATCTTTGCCGTCTTGTCCATCTGTACCATCAGCACCGTCATCACCATCTTTTCCTGGTGCTCCATCAAAGCCCCTATCACCTTGTTCACCTTTAGGGCCTTGCTGTCCTTCTGTAAAGGTGTTTTTACCTAACCCTAATTGAATTTCCTCTTGTTTTACAGCAAGAGTTTCAACTTTGTCCCTAAGTTTTTTAAACTTAGTGGCTAAAAGTAGAAGATTTTGTTCATTCATTATTCTTCACCCATTAGTATAGAGAAAGTCTGCTCACTTTTGTCTTTAGCGTCCATTTGAGCCTGAGCAATACGCTCATTTGACTCTACGTCCATCTTCTTAATCTTCAAATCTTCTTCTTTAATCATCAACTCAGCAATTTTCGCCCTACGCTCAAAATCTGCCTGTTCGTTGTCATCATCTAGGTTGGTAGATAGGGCAGCAGTGAGTTTAGCCTGTGCAATTGTTGGTGCAAGTTCAGTTTCAACGGCAGTTTGCTGTGCTTCAGCAGAATACTTCTGTGCCTGAGCATTTAGCACGTTAATTTGTGCCTCTGCTTGAGCCATTTGTGCCTGTTGCTGCATCATTTGCATTTGCTGATCTTCTGGAGAAGGCTGATTCATCTGATCTAGCATCTGAATCATCTCTTGACGATTGGTTAGACTACTATTTTGTAGGATTCCCTTCAAGATGATGGGCAGTACGGGAGTATCAGGGCCTAAAGTCTGTAGGAGGGCAATGAATTGCTGTTGTTCAAACTCACGAGCAAGGATACCTAGCGTTGCTGTGGGGATGAACACCATATCTACAGAGGGATAACGCTCAGGATCAAACTGCATATAACGCCATGCAGCCTTGTTGATGAACGGAATGAGGAAATCCTCTTGGAAGTTACTAAGGGTACGCTTGTACTTCTTAATAATTCCAGCCATTGCCATTGACATTCCACCACCACCATCACGAGGAACATTAGATGGTAGGCCAGCACTATCAACAGTGCCTGTGGCTTGTAGCAACATACGCTCAAAGTTCTGCGCTGTGGCTAGTGATACGGGATCAGTTTCACCAAACTTGAAGGGCATGACAATTTGAGTAGGATCGCCATTGGTTAGAAAGGCTTTTCCAGGTTTAATCTCAAACTTAGCACCACGAGGTAGGCGAGTAGCGTCCATAGCAATCATAGGGGCCGTTGTAAGGGCCACAGAGTCCATGTGAGCACGTAGCTGACCATCAATGGCCCTCTGCATATTGAAAGCCTTCTCAGCCGTCCCACGCCCGAATACACGGCCTGGAACAGTGTCATCCTGATAGAGCATCACAGGACGATCATTCATCATGTAGGGGTTGGCTTCTGCCTTCAGAAGTTGACCATCATTGCCAATGACAACAATGGCCTCTACCAAGTCTGCATAGTCATCTGCTACAGAATCTTCAGGGAACAAGTCCACCATGTCCTTAGAACTAAACTCAGGCAGGTATTCTTTAGGTACAAGACCATAATAAGTTAAGAGTTTAACCCTACCCTCTTGGTAGATGTTGTCTTCTTCAGTTACTTCTAAATCATCATCTGGAGAAGCAAGGCCTAAATTAACCTTGCGATAAATACCTTCTTCCATGCCTTGTACAATTTTATGTACAGAGACAAACTTCTCAATGGCACAACCCATAGAGTCATCTAGTGAGGTGGCATTAGGGTCAACAATGAAGTTCTTAGGGTTTACTGGGATTAGCTTCACAGAGATGCGTTCTGTTTCCTCTACACCAATAGCAGCTTGACCCTGTACACCAGGAATGGCCTGTGTTGCTGGGGTATATTGCTTCTCAGTTTTGATGATGAGTTCACCAATGCCAGTGCCATAGATTTCAGCCATCAACTCAATTTGGTCAATGGACTTCTTAATCTTATCCCTGTCGAAGTCTTCCATTAGTTGAAGTTTCAATTCTTCAACATCAATGGGGTTGCCATCTACATCGTTGATGTCATCCTTAATGTCAAACCACTCACCACTACCAAAGATGGCCTCCATGATTTCAGCATGGCGGGTTTCAATGGCCTGTTGTGTGGCAGGGGAGATGATGCGGCTACGCTCTGAATCCCTTGTACGGTCTTCTGGTTCCCAGCGACCACGAAAGATGCGCTCATAGGCCTTCCAATCGTCAAGGTAGTTCTGGTCACGCCAATCACGCCACTGGTCACAATGCTCAACAATCCAAGCAACAAGGTCTTTGTCTTCTTGAGTTTCTTCTTCGTATTGAGAAGAACTAGTTTCTTTGTTTTCCATCGTGTTCCTTACTTGATTGTTGGTGCAAACGGATCAGCAAAAATATCTGTTTGTGATTGTTTCTTTTTAATCAATACACCCGCTGGCCCTAGCTTTAAATTTGTTACTTCAAACTGATCGCCTAAAGTTTCTTTAATGTATTCTTTTAGTTCTTTGTTGGTAAAACCTTTTTGGTAGGTTTGCGCTGATGTTATGATGGACATAGGTTCAGGCCCTGCTGCACCCTTAGCACCCATTACATCCTTACCACGAGTAGTGATGATGGCTGTACCACCTGGTTTTAGTACACGACCAATATCAGATACAATTGTATCTCTAATTTCTCTAGGTACAACATTTAATACATTGAAATTAGTAATCTTTTCATAACTATTAGATGGAATGGTAGAACTATCTAAGTAGTTAGGATTAAATCCAGTACGAGGAAACGGCTCATAAGTATCTGCTTTTAACACTTTAGCCCCCTCACCAAGGCCAGCACCAAAGTCTAGTGTTTTACCTTCTACTCCTACTTCCTTATCTAAGATTGCTTTTGCTTTCTCATAGGTAGGCAGAGTTCCAATAATCTGTGTCTTTTGTGCGTTTGCAGCAGGAGGAAGTGCTGATGCTGCTTTTGAAAGCATCCCACCAGCAGGTACAAAAGGTAGTGCTCCAGCAGCAGCCATTGCATAGTTCATAGGGGTACGCTGCTCTGGGTTTTGGTAGAGTCTGTATGCGTCTGCACTAAGGCCCATTACATCACCTACAACAGGTACAGGGGCAGTTGCTAGGGCAGCAGCATTAAGCATACCCTGAGTGCCTGTTCCCTCTGCACCAAGGTAGTTACCAACACCCTGCATCTGTTGTGTCCTCAAGGGAGAACGCATCCAATTTACAGCATCACCAAATAATCCATTAGGCATATTATTCCTTTACCATTTAACCTTGTTGGCCCAATAAGCAGCACTCATCTTACCCTTGGCAATGTTCTTGGCATGACGATCTTTAAATGCTTCATTCCTAGCAGAACCATCAGGACTACCAGATACACCTTGCTGACCAAAGCGAATGAGTTTTACATCCTCCCCATCTTTAGCCAATACAACATGACTCTTTGTAGGATGGTTAGGGGTTTTCTTGGGCTTGTTATAGCCTTGGAATTCTTCTTTGCCGCGCTTAATCATTTTTTCTTTGGCTTTAGGTCTTTAGCGTGGAACAGCTTTTGAGAGGTCTTGCCATGCTCTTTGCCTGTGTTCAATTCACCATTAGGCATTTTGTGCGTAGCACCCTTCCACTCTGTACCATCTTTTAAATAATGCTTTACACCCTTCATTTCTTCTTCCTTGGTTTAGCAGTTTTAGCAGACTCTTTAAAGTCCTTTGCCGTAGGAGCACCCTTGGTTCCAGGCTTGTTCATCTTCTCACCAGAACCCGCTGCGATGCGTTTTCTTTTTGCATTAATGTTTGAGTATAGTCCTTGCATAATTATACCTCCTTAATATCCTGAAACAACATCATAAACTTCATAATTGTCTTCTTCATAGTCAGGTACAAAACTATTTAGTGCTAGTTGCTCTACATAGGCCAAAGCATCCACTAAGTCATCATGTACACCCTTTGTTGGGAACATAACAAGTTGATCCACAAAAGTCTCTAGGTCTGCATCTTGGTTCAAGGTTATACGTCCATGCTCAAACTTACCTTGTAAGGCCCAGATAACTCTGTCTGTCTTCTTCTTATTGCCATGAGTTAAACTGGTGATGTGGGCATAAACATTCCTCTGCCTCATCATGTCATGCAGTATTGATAGGGCCGCGTTTTTAGCTGTGCCCTTTTCAATACCAACACCCACAGGACGATATTCTTTAATAACCTCTAAGATTTTATTGCAGGTTTCCTTGATGTCCCAACGTCCATGCATGATGTCTTTAATCCACCAAGACCCATCATCCTTAACCTTCACAATGGCAATGGCTGTCTCATCCAATCTACTTTTGTTTGTACTGCCAGCACTAATATCCTGAAACCCTGCCAAGTCAATAGCCACCACATAAGAGCCATTCTTAGGTTCTACATCCCTCTTGATCCACTCATGCTTAAATACATCAGCACCTGTTGTATCAAAGCTAGATAGGTATTCTTGCTTAAAGGCAAAACTACTTAGGGTGCGCTTTGCAGCCTCAATCTCTTTAGGGTCAATGGTTTCATTGTCTGCTGTTGTCTTGTGCCAGGATTTCCATTCCTCATCTGTTTCTTCCCTACCAAGGTTGAACAGGTCATAGAACCAGTTACGTCCTGATGGGGTGGAAATAAATAATGCCCTACCTTTTTTATCAGATA